TGTGCAAAAAGCATCGCAATTTAAATATTCATTTTTATCGGATATATTTTTTGCCTTATTAATTATATTTAATGCGTTTATCTTCCCAATTTCTTTAGGGTTATCAGTAAATTGTTTTTCTAAAGCCTTGGAAGTATTTTCAACATTAAGTAATGGTTCTAAAATCTCCTTTACTTTTATTCCTTCAATAGGTCTAGTAAGAGTTTCTCCTTGTCCAAAATCGTAAGAATCAGCATCATCTATAATACTTTGTGCTTCTAACTTAGATTTAGCCATCAACTCACGACCTGTAACATTATTCTTTACGTACCAATTGCCATTAGCACCTTGTCTTTCTAAATCAGCTTTACCATTTCTGTTGTCAATAATCTCAAAATCACCAATCCATTCTTCTTTTTTTTCAGGAGCAGTTTCATAAACAAATTCTTCTATAGTAGGTGCCTGAAGTTCTCCTTGCGCCACTTCAGTTTCTGGCTTAACAAATAACGAAGCCTTCTTCTCCTCTAATCCTCTTGTTATTACTTGCTTGTAAAGACCAGCAATATTATTATCATACTCTTCTTTAGTAATTTTATCCGAATCTAATTGTTCGTCTAAATTTCTTTGAGCAGACTTCTCTTCCTTATTAAATTCAACAATAGAATTTTCGACTGGCTTGTTATTTACAGCCAATGAAACAGTATAATTATTTCCAGGCTCTAAATTAAATACAGGAGTATATGCTTTTTTATTTTCACCTAAGAAATCATCAATAGCAGAGATGGCATTTTCTGTCGCCTCTATTTGCTTTGGAGGCAATACTGATGGAATCGTTGGTTCTCCTACAATAATAGCTTCACTTTTCTTAGCTGTTTCTAATTCATTTACCAATGAATCTCTTTCAGAAACTAATCCTGAATACAAATCTTGTATAGCGCGTTTTTGCTGAGTAGCTTCTTCTGAGACATCATTTGACGTCTTCATAATATCTAGCTTTTGCTCTACGTCTTCAATCTGATTAGTTAATTCAAGAATCTGTTTAGTAACTGGAACTGGTGCTGCATCTAATTTTTCTACTAAAATAGCGTTGCGATTGTCATTCTCCTCTTTAAGATTCTTGATTTTAGTATTAATAACCTCTACAGATGGGTCATCCGCAGGCAGTTGCTCTAATACAGTATGTAATGACTGTATTTTATTAGAATTGTCTTTATTAGCAGCTTGATTTATTTGAGCTGCCTTATAGTAACTATATGAAGACGAAGCTGCACTTGAGCCAATCTCAGCAATAGATTCCATTGCAACAGCATCCCAATCGGAAACCTTGCCTTCTGAAACTAACTGAGCAGTTGCTTCTCCCACAGAACCACTGATGGCTTCTGTTCCTGTAATTGCTGCAGCTGTAACTTTTTTAGCGCCAGCTTCAGTCAATTCTTTGCCGTATTTAACAGCCATTTTCTCAGCTGCCTTAACTGCACCGACTCCTGCTTTAGATGCAAGACCAGCTGTCATAAAATCAATAGCTCCAATAGTAAGACCGCGCTCAAGACCTTTTTGCTTAGCAGCCTCCATTAAATCTTTATCAGCCCAAGCTTTAGATAATTCCTTTGGATTAGTTAGGTCATAGCCTTTTTCCTCCATTGCTTCTATTACGGAACCTCCAAATTCGTTAGCATAACTTGCTGCTGATTGATATCCAGCAACTGCTCCTAGAGGAGCGGTGAACTCTGCAAATATGTTTCCAATAGCAGCTCCTGTTGCAGCACCAGGTAAAACACCAGCTGCACCTGATTTGTAAGCTCCAACACTTGATGCTAAGGAATTAACAATTGTTCCTGCAACTGTTTTCGTAGCAGATGTAATTGGGTCATCTTGTGAATCTAATCGCCTTTGTACAGACGAAGGTAGTGATATGCTATTAATATCTTTTCTTAGAGAAGCAATTCTGTCAAAGTCTGGTTTGTTGCCAACAGCATTTGCAGTTGTTATCTCATCCCTTATAGCGCCATTAAGTACCCCTTTATAAATTTCATTCTTAAAGAATACAGGAACGTCAACAATGTCTGCTGCGAATTCACCTATCTTGCCATATTTCTTCCCCCAGTCAGCATAACTAAGACCAAATATTTGTCTTGGATTACCTCCCTCAGAACTCCCAGCCGTAGAACTTGTCTCGCCAGATAATCCCGTATTTTCTTTTTTTTTTAATGAGTCTAAGCCAAATGAATCAAGTGCATCTACTTTACCATTACTAAAAATACCATACTCCCCATCCTCGCTTTTAACTACTTTAGCTCCAGCGGGGATTTCAATAACATTTTTAGATACAGAATCATAAATTCCATAAGAACCATCTTCACTTTTTACTAGTCTTCTTTTTCCCATTATGTTATTTTTTTACTCGTTAACCTCTGACCATTTTTTACCTCCAACTACAATAGTTCCCAAACCTTTAGTTTGTGTTGATGCAGCTGATTTAGGCGCACTTTTTGCTTTTGGAGCACCAATGTAATTAATCAAATCATCTGCTGTCTTAGGTGCTCTATTAGCGCCAAATCCAGACAATAATTCATCTGTAGTTTTTGGTCTTGGCAATGAATTAAATAAAGTATATCCAGCTGTAATATTCGATTGCTTATCTGCCCCCATATTGTTTACAGCCATCTTGAAACTAGCCAATGTATTTTCATCTGCAGGATACAACTGAACTCCACCTGTTGGTACAAACACATTAGTCATTGCATCTGTTTTACCAGGGATTCCTTCTACCATCAATTTGCCTTCAGGACTCCACTTAAATTTACTTGCTTTAATGTAAGAGGTTTGACCTTTTGCTGTTTTAACAGGAACAGTTACTTCATCCCCAAAATAGAATCCATCATTGGTAATTCCGAAGTCAGATAAACTTTTGCTTCCAATTTGTTCTCCATTTGCCTTTTTCATTAATACTAAATCCTTTTGAATAGAAACTTTGGTCGCTTTAATAGCTGTCAATGTTTTTAATCTATCAAGGTTATATTCTTCTTGCATTGTATTCGCCTTAAACTCAGCAGCTTTAGCTTGTGCAGCTTCAGTTCTTAACTTTTCAGCTGATGCAACTTGTTGAACCTGAGCTGACATTGGAATCTTAGATGTATAAAATTCTACCAATTGCTTATCGCTCATATTCTCTCCTGCAAATCCTGCTTGACGACGCATTGCCACAAGAGCATCTGGATTAGATGCTTTGATTTGCATTAACGCTTGGTCAGCATAATCTACTGTAGATGTTGTTCCATCAGGATTCTGTATAGTAACTGGCTTAGGCGGTATTTTATTACCATTAGCATCGATTGTCCAACCTGCTGGTAATTCACCTTGAATACGAACCATATTCCCTTTAGCATCTTTTGCTTCTTGAGAGAATTTCTGATAAGGATTAGCCGCTAGATATGACTTACCAAACATCTTAGTTGCATCCAAACTCTTAGTATAAGTATCTGCTAATGCAGCCTGCAAATCACGAGGATTCTTAATCAAGTTCTCATCAGACATTTTAGCTGACAAATCCTTATAGAAGCCTTCAAAACTAGTTAAGTTTTCTTTGTTTGCTAAGCCCATTTGAAGCATTCTTTCGTACTCCTTAGCCCCTAAGTCATAACCTGTCTTAAGGTCTTTAATATCAGATACAGCTTGACGAATTTCACCTAGCTTACTATAATCTAATTTACCATTAGCAAGTATTGCTTGGCTTGCATTGCCTAATAAAGCATTAGCCTTTGAAGTAATACTCTTTTGCCCATACATATTAAGGTCTTTCTTAAGCGCCTCAATATTTGCGAAAGTATTCTCAGCAAGGTCGTAGTCTCTTTTCTGCTGCTGAATTATTTGCGTAAAGATATTCCCTATCGCAGAACCTGCCTGTTGGAAGTCTTGCCTAATACTTTCTGCTGGGTTATAAACGAATCCTGCCATTTTATAATTTATAAGTAATCTATTGTCCTAAAGGATTATTCTATCTGAGTGCCTTATTTTTTAAGCATACATCGTTCCCAGATTATTCATATTTGCTTTTTGATTTTGCATTTGCATTAAACCTCCGCCTATGCCTGATGCTAAACCTCCAATGCCCGACCAAATACTTGCGTTAGCATCTGCTACTGCTGCTGCTTTAGCTTGCTGCCCCTCAAAAAGTTGCTGGTTTAAATTTAGTTGCCCTGAAAGTTTATTCTGCGAAACACCCATAATGCCAGCTTGTTTAGCTGCTAAAGATTGAAACTCTAATCCTCTTTCTCTTGCAGATGCAGCCGCTGTTTGACCTAATGCCGCAAATTGCTGTTGTTGCGCCATATTCTGAGCAGCCATTTGTTCTTGAGCAGAACGCACACTAATTGCATTCTGTGCTTGATTCTCTCCTTGTTGAGCTAATAAAGCAGCAGTCATAATATCAGTACCACTGCCAGCACCACGTTGTGCAGCAGCTAATACGTTAGCAGATGTTTGTGCTGCTTGGTCTCTAGCAATCTGCTCTCCTGCTCCACGTGACATACCAGATGCCATACGTTTTGCAAAATCAGCTTGTTGCTCTACTTTCTGAAAACGAGATATATCTCCTTGGTATGTTGGAGCGCTTTGCGCTTGAGATAGCAAATCAGCATATCCAGCATTAAATTCGCTTCGCTGCTTATCAGCAAAACGACGCTGAGCACCTAATTGGCTAACGGCTTCGTTTTTCTTGCCAACTGCGCCAATAATACTTGTTATTCCGCCTACTGCTCCTAAAATTAATGGTAACATATCCTATATTATTATGAGTGTCCTGATACTGGTTGTACTTCTATATCTAAGGAATTTAATCTCATATTCTGAGTTTTATCCTTTAAAGATACTGTAAAAAGTGTTAAATAACTAATAATGTAATTTCCTTCTATTAAGCCGCCTGTTGAATTGCTATCTCTTAAGATATGAGCATACAGTCTATTGTCCTCTGCAATAAAGTTTGTTTCGTTTATTGCGCTTGCTTGACCATTCTCATTAGATATAGCAATTGACAATAAATTCGCTTTGACTCCATTAGCTTGAGAGTAGTCCATAACGTTCATATCGTGCGTTATAGATACGTTCAGAGGCATAATAGGTAATCTACTATTCAATGTAAAAGCAATTGTAGAGTCAACAGCTGCTGCCCCTAAGAATGCATTAAATCCTGACTGCAATGACTTGTAGACAACGCCACTTTTAAACAATACCATCTTGTCACCGTAGCTTTCAGCAAAGTCTGTCTTAAAAGTATATTCAGACACCCATCGCTTTAATGTATCAGAGTATCCTAAAGAAGTTGTTTCACTTCCGATAGAGACAAAGCACATATTATAGAACGGGTCAAAAGCAAATCTAGCCGCACCTGATTTAGTTAAGAAAGCAGAACGCATAAAATTGTCACTTACAAGCTCAATACCTTGTTCGTTATATTTGACAATCTTCTTGTTGTAGTTATCCCACCACCAAACATTTCCTTTGTAATTAAACGAAGATTGCTTGTCTTGTAGCCCGTAATTATATCCAAGGTTACGGATTGTTCCAATAACATTGGATGAGATAGAAAGAACTCCTTGGTTATTAGCCTGAGTTAATTCCTGTTCTCCTAACAATAAATAAGCTGATTCATTTTGGCATAAAGCAAGTAGCATTGTGCCATTACCTTGAAGTCTTGAAGCTCTTTGTAATGATACGATTTCGCCGTTTTCAATTGGCACATCTGCGCTGTCTAAAGCAAAGAATGAGCTAAGGTTATTTATCTTAGTTCCTGGCACATAATTACCTCCGTAACGAATAGTATTCTTTCTGCCAGTCGGGTTAAGATTCTTGGAAATCAAAACCGTTGGCTTACCAGCTGAAGTATTCCAGAATGGTCTTGCCGTAGCGGTAGAAGACGCCCTTATAACAAACTTGTTAGTTGCCCCTGATATAATAGAATTTGCGTTGTATGTTGTAGTAACTATAGGTTTAATTCTATCTCCATTAAGAGTCATAACTATGCCATTAGATGCAGATGTTTGTTTTGCTATGTTTATTAATGCCTGTTGAATATCCCCTGATGCAGTTAACGTAAGTTTTAGACGAACATAAAATTTGTCATTAGCCGAAATATTAGCATTTGCACTCAAAAGCAACTCTTGAGTGATGATTTCGTCTATAGAATTTCCTTCTGTTGCAGTAGTTACAGTTCTATCAGAAATTCCTACTTCTGTTCCATAAACAACTGCAGACCCATAAGTATTGGTTGTATTATTGTATGGAACTCTATAAATCTGAGACGTTAAAACCCACCTCATACTTCCGCTTGGAGTCGCTGGAGGAATAAGATTGTCAAATCGAAGTACCCACGATGCTTTAATATAGTAATTAATTATTAATTTATTGCCTGCTTCTTGGTCTCCAGCATCATAAAATCCTGATATTCTTACTTCGGGACCTGTAGCGCTTTCTACTCCCGATGAATTAATAAATACTGCTTCGTCGGCGTTGGCGCCAAAACTTGTGTAGGTTGGAATTAAAAATACATCTGTAGCAGTTCCTGGATTAGTTAATGAAGATTGCATTGTTGATGCAAAAGCAATATTTGCTACTGTCACAGCGTCATCAGCATATATTGCAGGGTTAGACTTAGTTGTGTTGTAAATAAATGGAGCTGTAGAATAAACAGGCAAATCAATCTTAGAGAATACCATATCTCCAATAAGCTTGTTTGTGTTCAACGTTCCTGCTCCAGAAATATCTTTATTAGTAGATGCTGCCCAAGAACTAATATCCATTAAGTTTCCATACTCATAGAATAACAATGATTCGTCTTCTGGAACCTGCTTTGGCGTGTAAATCTCAAAGTATAAGTTCCTTGAGGTAGGGATAACAGGATTTGACATTGTCCCCTTATCGTACTTACAATAAAGGAAGTTATCGTTTTGACTATCTATCTTAAAATCAAATAATCCATTAGGAGTATTAATTGTAATTCTGTCGTCAGCTGAAAAGTTATAAATTAAACCCGCTCTAAACATTCCCATCAAGTCAACAACCATAAACTTGACGTTCTTAAATTGGTCAGCTGTAATGGATTGAGAAATAGTAGTTATCTCTGTAACTGCTTTAGTCGAAGGGTCTGTTTCAAGAGACGTTAATTCAAAAAAGATATTACTTGCAAATCCTTCGTAGATATATGACTTAGATATATTCTTAGTATATACCAATTGAGCATACCTTGCCCAGCTAGGCTTTGCCCAACCTGCATTTAATCCAACCCTAATTGTTGGAAGTATTGGATAAACAAACTTGCCTGTTTTAAACTTAACATATTTTTCAACGCCACGGGTTTTCATAGCTTCATCGTAATAAGCTAATCCAATACCATATGTCGAATCGTTGGCAAATGGCTTATAGTAAGCAGTAGAAACTAATTCTCTACTACTTATTCCAGCTTCAGCGAGATTACTTTCCGTTAAATATGTTGCGTGTGTACCAGATGTTGTAGATGGCTGGTAGTCACTTCCTGTTAACTCAGATATTGTAAAGTCTAAGTTAGCTGAAGACACATCATAGTCATCTACAATATTTGCTAAGAAAACTCTGTTCTTCGCTATTTCAATATGTTTAGCACTAATTGGGATAGCATCAAATGGCTTAGCCGTAGTTACGGTATCTAAGCTTTCATATATTTGACCTGTCCAGCTTAATCCTGTGTCAGTCCCAATCTTAGCTGTATCAATACGTCTCCAAATACCAGCATTACCTATTCTCGTATATAGTTCAAAGAATTCTGCATTAGCAGGTGCTCCTGCAAATGAATAAGTAAAAGTATAGCTACTAACTCCATCCGCACCTTTATACATTTGAGAGTAAGCTCCTAATACAGAATATTCACCTGACTTATATTGATATCTGCCCGCAAACTGAAAGTCTCTAGTTTCTAAAAACTCTAAGCCACTATCTGCTGCGCCTTGGTTTTTATCTACAGTAAATACATTATTAGGCGTTCTTTTAACTAACGTTAAGTCTCCAATAGCAGGATTTACTACAGCAGTTGTCCATCCATCTAAAGAAAACAATAATGGAGTTCCTGTTGCGTGATAGTTCCAGATAATAGAATTATCTAACACCTTAATATCTGGAGCAAAGTCTACGCTAACACTATGAGTATAGCTAAGAATTGTAACCTTAGAATCTAGTGTAGTAGGAATTCTATAAATATATGCTGTTCCGCCGTTTGCGGTCAATACATATATCTGACCATCCGCAGCTTGGTGCGTAGCTTTAATTGTGTCACTGCCAAAGTTAAATCCAGCAGTTGTAATCGACTCAAGCATCTTAATTGCTCCAGCTCCACCTGTCTTACCTGAATCAAAGATTATATTAGTTGCTGCCGTGTAATCGCCTTCAGGCAATAAATTCGGGTCAACATCTTTATTTAATCCGCCTGTAGCTTTTAAAGATACTTTAGCCATTATGTTAATTAGTTTTTAAGTGCGCCGTTGATACCATTTCTAATAAGTGCAATTATTTCTGCGTAATCCATTGCATTCATTCTAGCTCTGAAAATTCTACGAGCGTTAAGGTAATCTTGTTGCGCTAATTGATACTCTCCTAATCTTGCTTTCTCGGCTTTTGCTGCCATCATTACAATGTACTTACTTATTACGTCATTAGCGTATGGCGTTACAACGTTAGCTGTAGAGCGAGAAACTCCTGTAGTAATGTAAGTTAATGTAACTTCAATCAAGTCCATTGTGTTGCTGAACACTAGTTCCGAATTAACAGTGTCAATATCATAGGTCATTAAAGGATTTCTTTGACGACCATAGAAGCGACCAATTAACTCACCTCTGGAGTTCATAGTCGCACCACCGCTAATTAAGTTATAATTAAATTCAGCATCGTAATTAACTGATTGCTCTGCAGGATAAGGAATCTTATTGCCTTCCGAATCACGATTATATAGTTTATTTAAGTTATGAACTCGCTCTAATGGAAGAAGTTTCTCACCGTGCTTTCCAGATACAGCCACAACATCAACAAAGTCAGCAGGAAGAATGGCGCGACGATAGTCAGTAACACTAAGAACAACAGTCTTAACGTTGCCCATATCAAAGTCCATAGAGAGTTCATCTAAGCATCGTAATCCGTGGTGTAAATATCTAGTATAATAATGCAAAGGTAAGCCGCTATCTAATAGCGTGTCTCTTACAATAACATCTAAACTCTTAGTCTTCATTATTATTGTTGTTTACTAGCAAGTTCTGCTTGTGATACTCGCCCGTTACTAATTGTCTGCAAAACATCGTCAATAATCGCAGATTCTACTTCTGGAGAAATAGGTAAAACATCATTATCTCCAATTTGACTAAAGTCTATAACTAATAAATTAACTACAACAGACGTAACTGTTCCGTTAGCTGTTAGCGTAATATTTTTAGTAAAATAAACTCTTTTGCCTTGTAAGTAATATCCAATCTTACCTTCTAAATAACTCAAATTAGCCCCTTGGAAAACAAGAACATCTTGAGCAGGAATAGGTATATAAGGAGTCATTGCTCCAGTAGCTGCTGCAATAGACCAAATACCCATATCCATAGGCAATGTTAATGGAATTGCAGGTAATGTAATGTAAGAACGATTATTACCTGCATCAGCTGTTACAGCACAAGTGTACTCAAGTAAGTTGCACTTAGGGACATCTACTAAACCTGCCTTAAATGAATCTGCTACCTGTAGTTTAAGAACCTTATTGATGCTTTGATTCATAAGAAGATTAATCTCTCTTGTATCGATTACATCTGACAAATTTTCTTTGTCAATAAATCTAGCATAAATACGCTGAATTTGTTCAGATAATACGTTTTTCGTGGTCATAATTATTGTTGGTCAGAGCGTTGGTTGTTATCTCTCATTGCTTCAGTAGACGCTACATCTCCATCTCTAAGTGAAACCCCTAGATACATTAATGCTCTAGTCATAATATCTGTAAAGTATCTGTCGTCTATATCAATATCTACGCTTCCAGTTGGATTATAAGTGATGTTACCTGAGCTAGTCGTAAATGCGAAAACAGCCTTTGCGGGCTTTCTCATATATACTAATGTGTAATCATAAGTAACACCACTTGCAGGTACAGGAGCAAATTGAATCTTTGGTACATTAACAGATGATTCTTCTGCTACATAAATAGTTGCAGCAGGTTCATCTGTTGTAGGAAACAATATCTTACTATTTTGAACCTCTAAGAATTCATCCCAATTAAAGATGCTACCTTCTTTCGTATTGCCACTTATAGTCAAATAAATAGTCAATGCCTCTACATAATCTGTAGTAGACAAGCTTTGAGTTGCTGTAGACGAAGTTACAGAGAAAGACTTTCTCTTAATTAGTAAATGGTCAAAAGGGAATTTGCCTGATTTCTTATACTTATATACAGTAGAATTTATCCAGTCAGATACACTACGATTAATCGCAATATCAATATCTCCTGGACTAACAAAGCCGCTTTTATTCTTTTTTATAATGGAGCGGACAAAGTCGTGCGCATCTTTAATAAGTATTGGCATTATCCTATAATGTTATATTTATCCAAAGTTATGAAATTTTATCTATAAAAGACAATGCCCTGGCTCATAGAACCAAGGCATTAGATAAACAACCTATATGAAAAATTATTCTACTTTCTTAATCTTACTACAATTTCGCTTAAAGCATCTAATACGTTGGTTTCTAGGGCGATTTTTGATTCAACTGGAATCGTTTCAATACCATCTAGGATGTCTAAAAGGGTTTTAACTTTAGTGTCTTGTATCCCAAGATACTTAATATGTTCCATCTCAATCTCATTGATGGCATCTGAGGGAATCATAAATTGAATCATATCTTTTTGTTTGGTTGAGTAAAGATACTTATAAATTTATTTTAGTCCCAATCATACCCAAATAAGTTTGCGGAATAATTGGATTAGTATTGAATCCCGTTTTTAAGGCGAAATTAAACTTAAAGCGTTTAGTAAGCGCTATATCAAAGGATGCGCCTGTAAGGATACCTATGTCATCAGATGTAATAAACTTCTGCTGTGCAGTTAAGTATCCAGTAGAACTGCCTGATAAATAAACATCTGGCGAAATAGTAAGCCTTTTACTAATCTTAACGGGGATAGTATAGAATAACATTATATTATTACTGATGTTATAACCAGCATCTGCCCCAGCAACACTAAGTGTATAGTTGGCTCCTGAGACACCGTATTTCCCCAAAGGTTGAATATGTGCAGCGGTAACAAATCCAAGCGTTGTGCCGCCTAAATAAACGCCTGTGACGCCAAAGTTGGAGATAGATTGTAGCTTGCCTGAATTAAAGTTCATTAATGTATATCTGCCTGATAAAGCAAACTGGTCAAATGTAGACCATATCATAGAAGATATACCCCACGAAGAGTTGCCCATTAGTGAACTTTGGCTCATCCCTACGCTTGCGATAATAGAAATGATATCACTTGCTGGAGCGACTGTAAGGTCCGAGCTATATATAATCGGATTCGCCACAGCGTTCGATTTCTTGTACTCGCTTTTCTTTTCTGACTTAGATTCTTTCTTGCTTTCACTTTTCGATTCGGATTTAGATTCAGACTTTTCTTCGCTCTTAGACTCTGATTTTGTTTCTGACTTAGACTCTGTTTTAGGAGAGCTACTTTCACCTTGAGATGAACTACTTGAACTGCTTTGTGATGAAGGTGCTGGTGTTGATGTTACTGCACCACTTGCTGCAGAAGATGCTGCTCCTGATGCCGCTGAGGAGGCAGCTGATGTTGCCGCAGATGTTGCTGCTGAAGTAGCTGCCGCTGTCGCAGTTGCTGTTGCTGCAGATGTAGCTTGTGCAACCGCTTGTTGAACAGCATTTGTAACTGTTTGTTGTACAGCAACAGTAGCTTGCGGGCAAGGGAAGTTAATTGTCAATTCATTAATCCACGCCTGCAAAGCTCCTGTGGTAATATCGTTTGCCGTTACTACTCTGTACTGTCCTCTATAAACTACTGTTGTTTTCCCGTTAGCAAGTGGTACCACTACGGTTGTTACTTTTCCGCTACAAGGGTCTACGAAGACTTGTGTTAGTACTTGACCACTAGCCCCAAATAACGTCAGAATAAAAATTAGTAGCCATAACCATTTCACTTGAATATTTTCTTTTTAATCATTCGAACAATAATCTTTGCGGCAGCATTTTCTAAGGCTTTCTTTGTGGTTGTACCAATAGTAGACTGATTAAATTTAACCTCCGCAAAGTTTCCATCATTCATTAATGTTGCTTCGCGCGTAGTTTTAGCTTCACCTAATCCTGAACCTGTAAAGAACTCTCCTGTCTCTGCGTTAACAAACTTAACTTGTAAGCCTAGTCTTGTTACTACAGTTTGTTTTGTATCTCCTTTAATTGAAATGGATTCATCTTCACTAATCGAGAAGTCGTAACATTCGATGTAACAAAAAAACTGAGCTAACTTAATCTTACCTCTACCGTCTAACTTGTTCTCAGAGATTCCAGCCTGTGAGGCTTGGAATTGCTTTACCATTCTGTTCTTAATCTCAGCTTTGTCTTCAGTAAACGTGAAGCGATTAGTTTCCTCTAGGAACTCGATAACAATGTTAGTGACACCAAGACCCACACGCTTGTCTTTTAGCTCAGGATACGCCGCGTAAACCTCCTCGTTGATACCTAAAGACAATAGCTGAATAGGAATCTTCGGACCATCATAGTCCATTAATGAATCGATATTAATCTTCTTCTCAAACGAAGCTGTATAGGCTTCTGTTTTGACAGAGGCTACTTGGGCGGTTGCTCCAAATGAAGCTAGTAATAGGATTAATATTTTCTTCATAGTTTATATTAGTAATGCAAACCATTGGTTTGGATAATTATCATTTACCCGCCAATATTGGTTTGTATTTTTGTTATTATTAGTAGTAATACTACTTAATTTTACCATTTTGGTTCCTCCGCAAGCGCCTCTTTCTCAGTCTTCTTCTTAGGTGCTGCTGGTTTTTCTACAACCCGCTCAACAACTCTTGTGCCGCCTGCAGATGCCGCTTGCTTTTGCTGCTGAGTGTTATTGGTTGTAATGTTAATTACAGGAGCTGGAGCTGTTACTGCCGCTGGTGCAGCTGCTGCTTCTTCTTCTCCTGTTAATTGTTTTGTCATAAATCCGCCTACACCTAGTGCAATTGTACTTGCTAGTCCGATAAGGATACTCTTTAATGAGCCGCCTGAGTTTTCTGATTCTTCTGCCATCTTATTTTTTGTTTTTAGTTAATGATTGCCAAATTTCGTTGGACAATTCTATATTTAATCCTAAGTCGTTAGTTATTCTAACACCTACATTAGTCTTTGTTATTGAGGGGTTATTCCCTATTGATATACCATTAGCAAATGTTATCATAGCTAATTAATTATTAAAGGTTTTTTAATTGTTACGCCCGATACATCTGTTAATGTAAGGTCATATAACCCACGGGAAATTGTATCCAACTGGATACTTTTTATTGTAGCTACAGACGTTGCTGTAAAGCCAACCGTTCGCACTGGTTCGGTTTTTCCGAACTTGTACACCTGAATAGAATACTTGGCTCCTACAACTGTATTAGCTACAATAGTTGCCTGCTTACCTTCTACTACTATACTAGTAATATCTGTTGCAGATGGAGCTACGCCTAAGCTAACTTCTTTTTCTAATGTCTCTATATCTTGGCAAGCTGCCAGCATCACTATCAACAAAAATGCTATCGTCTTCTTCATTTTAACTTAAAAATTATTTATTCCCGTTAATTTTATAACCTCTAGGTTTAAATTAATTCCTAGTTGATATCCTGTCTTAGATGCCGCATCCATATTAGGAGACACGCGTATTACTGAGTTAATATCAGCTCCATTACCAATGGTTTCAAACTTTAACTTAAATGGCGTAAGCTCACCTGTTACTGGATTCTTTAACTCCTTGTCTAATGCCCCAAATCTTACACGTCCTGCCTTATTATCTACAAAGGTATACCAAGTATTAGGTAGCTCATTTAACAGCTCTACAAATTTAACTTTTGTTGGGTCATAAACGAACTCAAATTGGAGTGCTGCAACATTACTTGCTCCTGTATTTACTTTAACAGGTATCTCAAAACTGTTGCTTGTCACAGTTTTTCCAAGAATTGTGACATTAATAGATGGTACAAACTGAGGAGTGTTAATTAATAAGTTAGCAGTTTTTGTTCTAGCTAAGTTTTTCTTTAAGCTAGGTACTGCATTAGTAGCTATTGAGTTGCCAATAACAACTTGTGAGCTGTGACTTCTATTGATATCGCCTGGGATAACAAACTTGATTTTTAACGGAAGGTTCTTTCCAATCTCAGCTGTCTTAAAGCGAACATAGTTTCTACTTACGTCCTTCCAATTAGCTGCAGTTAATGCATTAAAAGTAGAATCAGTAAACGTAGGTACACTTGCATACATATCTGTTCCTGCTGCATAGTTAGTTGGCAGGGTAAACAATGACTCTACACCCGATACCTGCGCAAACAACTTGACTAAGTCGCCTCCATCAAAGTTCTTGTTATTATTCACGTTGGCAGCAAGATATCCCATACCTGTAATGATATTTTGATTCTTGAATGTTCCATCTAAGTTCTGTGTGACAAACTCAGCCTGCGCAGTTGTGTAGTCAGAGACAGTAACTGCTGCCGCGTATAGGTCTTTAATGCTGTCCATATTAAACAATGTCCTAACGTGGTAAACAGTATTAGGTTGCAGTTGATTTTGGTCAACAGGAATTGTCCCGTCAGATAGTGCGTCTACTAGGTACACTGTGTTTCTAACGCTATCTGTAAAGGCAATTCTAGTCAGTGACTGAGCGTCCGTATTTGCGTTGTAATCAATGCTTGCTGTAACATACTTAGTAGCAGTTGGGTCTAGCATAATAACGCTTGTAAGAGGCGTTGTCATTAATGTAGCTCCGCTAGTTCCGTTCTGATTGAACGCTGCTGCAAAGTTCATTGCAATTGGATTCCAAGCGTATCCAGGAGCATCTGTCTTTAATTTAAACTTAAGAACAAGTAGCCTATCTTTACCTAAACCACCTGACGCTACAGACCAGTTAAGGTATACACGAAGAATTGACTTAGAGCCGCCCTGAGTGTAGTTGTATTGAGAATTGTAGTAGTTAGTGTTCCCATTATCAGTTGTGTTCTGGGTAGTCTTGTTGTAGTTATAGCCTGGATAATCCTGATAGTCCATTGATATTTGTGAACCATAAGGAATGATGCCTCCGTTCCCTCCTGTGCCAGTATGATTAACGCTTATAAATTGGAATGCGGTATTCTGATATTCAAAGTCAAAGTATAAAGCGCGAGTAGAAGTGTTTCCGTTCCCGTCTGCCATCACAGTTACAAGAAACTCGTCTCCCTTATTAATTACAGCGCCATTGACATTAGTATTAGTGTTTGCATTTTGCAAACTTAACTTAACTGTTTGAGCAGATGTGCTGTAGGTAAGCAGCAGAATTGCTGCAAGGGTAAAGAATAGTTTTTTCATTATAATAGCTTAGTGATTAAGGTGTTACAAGATTTCTTTAATGCGCTACTTAGGTTGGTTTGATTAAACTTACCGCCCTCGTCAATTAACAATGCAGACATTGAAACTTCTTCTGCTTGCTCCTCTACGATAACGGTCTTCTTAACCTTGCCATCCTGTATTAATCTACCTCTCATTCTAATAACTACAGCTTCCTTATTATTGTGGAATACTGACAGGTTAGATTGAGTTTTTAATACGTCTAAATAAAGAATCTCTACCTTAATCTGAGTTGGTGCGCCATCGGATATATCGTGTCCTGCTTCTTGCAAGAACTCCTCTAACATATTCTTCACACCAAACTCTAAGTTTCTATTGCCAGCAAGAGCGCCAATCTGTACATTATTCTGTACAGATGCTACAGTTATTTCTTGTGGTCGCATAAACCAAAATAACAATATGCTAAGCAATAGTCTCATAATTATCCTTGCCCGCGCGAGGGTTTAGATGGGCTTTCTTTGGGACCATTTGTCTTCTTGTGCTTGCCATTACGACGTACACCAAATACAACCTTTTTGTTCTCCGATGATGGTTTTTGCTTTGCCATTATGCTAATAAATGATAAAACTCGTTAAAATGTTTTTGACGGTCTGCTAAACCAATAGTCCCGCCGTTTACACGTTTAGTTACAGCTGTAACTGTACCCATATCAGCACCCCTATCACAGATAGCCCATAAGCCATTCTTCTTAAAGAAAAATGCTGCGGAGGCTAGAGCATATTTAGTTGCTACTAAGTCTGGATTAGATGTAATATCTTCAGGAACAGTAGCATCAAATGCTTTGTAGTTTTCCTTACCAGTCAATTGGATATAGCCTCTACCACGATATTTCCATCCTTCACCAGATGCTTCGTTACCATTACCCATACGAGATGCATAAACACGGTTAGCAATCTTTTCTGGTTTGCGTTCGTATTGCATTGCAACAGTTACGCTAGGGAAATACTTACGGAAGATTCCGCATAAGCCTTTTGCCGAGTAATTTAAATTCTCCTGTGTAGCTCTAAAGCCACCAGACTCATGACCACACTGTGCCAAAAAATGCGCTAATCTTAATGGAGTTGTAATTCCAAAACGAGCTGCTGTATCAGGAATTGCATCAATAACAGCTTGAGGAACGTGTCCTTTAAGAGCGTCTAGTTTAAATACTGGCAAGCTTACACTTGGTGCAGGTGGCGCAAATGATGCAGGAGTATCTATTACTACTGTATAGCCTGTAGGAGGTGTTGCAATTGGAGTAAATGAAGTGGGAGTATTAACAACTGTATGAGCCGTAGGAGGCGCTGTAACTGGAGCAAACATCTTCGCCCACGTCGCATCTCCTACAATTCCATCTGGCGTCAAACCGTGGGCAGACTGCCAACCTTTGACAGCTGCCTCTGTCTTAGGACCAAACTTGCCAATAGGGTCTACGCCAAGCTTAACTTGTAGCTTAGTCACATCTTCCCCTGTTGAACCTACTTTTAATAGCATACTATTTTTTCTTTTTAGCGTAATACTTCTTCTTCTTAGGAGTTGGTACAGCAACTTCTGCAATAGCTTCCGCTACCACATCTTTAATTTCTACTACAGCGTCTTGAGTCTTCTCAACTGCTACTGCTACTTTTTTCTTCGCAGTGAACAACGCTTTAATACATCTGATTAAATACATTTTATTTTAGTTTATAATAATAACCAACGCCGTACATAACTTTACCGTCTAAATCAACGGACGCTTTAACGTTATACAACTGGTCTTTTTTTGTTTTAAATATCATTCCTGCCTCAGCACCTCTTATCCCAATAGTGTTGTTAACGACAATGCCTCCTCCAATAAATAGGTTACGCGTAGGTGGTGCATACTTAGTAATAGTTTTAGTTTCTTTAACAACTGGTATATCGAAATTATCACGCGTTCTTCTGTATGCTATCTTGTTTTCTTTTACTGAGTCTAATAACGCAATGTATCCATATGTTCCTACGCGAATAGTATCGTGGTAGACCATCTTATTTAGATAGAGTTGCAATAACGCCATATACTGCTGCTTTAATTTAGCATAGTTTGTGTCAGGCAACATTTCTGGTTTAGATGCAACCTCCACAATAACCTCGTAAGGCACAGGAACTTTTTTAACTATCAATGAATCGTATTTCTGCCAAGCTGTATCGTGTACAACTAGTGTGTCATTAGGGCGAGCCTCTCCTGCTTCCATATGCTTTGTGTAAGCATAGAAGATAGCAATCATACAACACACGAATAGGGCTATATTAACCTTCATCTTCTGGTAGAGGGTCTAAGCCTCCAGGTAAGTTCTTTTCGCGTTCAGCATCTGTCTTACGGTTTTGAACTTTCTCGTAAGATGAGATACCAAAACAGCCGAATGTTAAAGCAGCGAATACTTCTAAGATAATTGGTTCGATAACGAACTGTTGACCAAAATATCCTGTAACTACATCTACAACACCATAGATGAATAAGATAGCGAATGACAAGAAGCCAAGGACTGACTTTTCGTTTATATCATTGTCATCGCGGAAAAGGGAAGAAATGAAAGACATAATTTTTAGTGAGTTAGGTATATAAATGCTTGATATTACAAATGGTACAAGTGATATTTCTCGTCGTCTTCATCTGGCTTAATTGCCACTACTTGACGCATATCTACCTGAAGTGGTAGCTTAGAAGGAGGGGTTGGTACTCTTAATCCTGTTTTGTAGATTTGACGCTCTAGGTTATCTATCCTTGTCTTATCTACATTAGATTGTACTATTAACTGCTTAATATCAGCTTTCATTTCACTGACGTCGTGCCAAATCATTATCGACATAATCGAAATTACTGTCGGGAATAAATAAGCTTTTAATTGCTCAATAGTATTGTCCATTCTTCTAAGATATCTATAACAAAGATAGTGGTCTTTTATACTACCTCAAAACCTTTTTGTAGGCAAACGTCTCTCCATCAGGATTCTTAACAATCCTATAAGATAAAAGGGCGACTGCTACTATGCAAATCGCCCCATATATAATACCTAATGAAATAATATCCATTAATCTTCTTTAATTAATTTAAAGATTAAATTATATCTTCCTTCTGAGGAAATATCTTCTAATTCTTCAAGAGACAATGGGTTGTATTCAAATTCCTTCTCTTCAGCTAACAATGCATTTACTTCGCTTATGAAAGAGATGTACTCCTTAGTAGGTTTTGTTCTATCATTGTCTTCAAAGGCAACAATAGAAATAGCTCCATTCTCACCTTCTGTTCCGTGTTTCTTAATTAACTCTTCTCTTAATGTGTCAATAGTTTTCTTCTCAGAAGTTAATTTATCAGACAACTTAGTCAACCAGTACTTGGTCTTTAAACTCATCTTTTCAGATAAAAGTCCTTTAAAAAGAACTTCTTGTGTCTGCTGGTTTACTATACCATTTAATTCTGCTTCTAAAGCTAATGCGTCGTTAAGACTTAACGTAATTTTTTCCATTTCTTTGTTTGGTTATTTTTGACAAATATAATAATTATTCAGTAATTATTTCTTCTTCAGTTGTAGGTTCTTCTGTAGTGGTTTCTTCTTCAGTTGTTTCTTCTGCAGCTGGTGCTGATACCACAGGAATCCACGGCAAAGCGTATGCCACAATAGGAGGTGTTAAAAAGTTCTGAATATGTGCGTCTAAATTTGCCTCGATTGCCTCAGTATCTAAGCCATCAGTAAGCCATCCTTCAACCATTTCTTTGGTCACTTCATCGTAAGGAGTGAAGCTTGCTTCGTGTGGTGCGTCTACGGATAAAGCTCCATAGGTGTCAGCTGTAAACACATCAGTTCCGTCTACTTGATGAGCCTTTTGTGCTCTCCAATGAATTGTAGAAATTACTTTCTCCATTCCGTCAAGGGAAGGGATTGAGTCTAATTGTGAAATTATGAAATTAATAGCCATATTATTATTTATTTAAAAGTTTATTATTTTATTTTTATACAGGACATCCAGTAAAACGACCATCTCTTATAAGTGCTGGCATATAATTAGATGGTCTATTACCAGTAAAATAATCTCCATTCCAATAGAAGTACGACCTTGGAGTTGTATCAAGGTAATATCGCTGTCCTATATCAAGCAATGAAACTGGAGCAGTTTTAGTATAAAATTCTTCAAGAGCAAATGGGCAAGAAAATACTTTGTAATATGTTGCTGGAGGCGCTACTACTTGGCTTTTTACGACCAGCTCATTATTGGGCACACCCGCCAATGGCGCAGATTCAATCTGAACATATGATTGTATTAATTCCCTGCGAACACATCGCAATCCAGAAGTACCAGATGGCGGGATAGGTAATAATTGTTCAAAAATTTCACTATAAATTGCGCTCTGCAAATCATCCCAAGTAACCACTTCATTGTTTGCAATATCAATCCAACTCATATTAATCCAGATTTAGTTGTTTTTCTAATTCTGCAACACGCTTTTCTAATCTAGCTATTTTAGCAGTATGCACCTCGCGATAAGATAAACTTAATAATCCGTCCGCTCCTTTACTAACTGCGCTAGGTAAAATGCCTTGTAAATCTTGAGCAAAATAACCTAACTCCTCAACGCCATTTTTTAGGTATAACTTTGCAGTTACGCTTTCGATTCCTTTAGTCTGGTAATTATCCTCGATTAAAGTCTTTATAGTTTTATCTGAAGATTCAAAGAATGAACTGGCAGTCATTGTGCTTCTAATAGTCAAAGCTCCATCACTATTTAATAAAAATCTTCCCCCGCCAATTCCTGGATAATCTACAGAAATATTGCCAGTTCCTCCAATTGATAAAGCATTTTGACCTGGGTCTGCCTCAATCCTTAATCCAGGTGAGCTAGTCGCCGCAACGACATATAATCTTGTTGCTCCTGGAGCAGTCGAACCGATTGCTACGTTACCACCAGTAGTAATTGTTAATGCAGGAGAAACCGCACCATTTGTAAAAAATCTTAAGCCACCACCTGCTGAATTAGTATATAAATCATAAAAACCGCTACCTCCGCCAATTGCATTAGATTTACCAATATAAAATTCATCAGAACCATTTCTTTGCCATGCAGCATATGGTCCACTTGAATTAGTTGAATTAAATAATAGCATTCTACTTAAACCACTCGAGAAAATAGATATACCTCCATTTGAAATATGAAATGGCAATGTAGCTGTTGTAATATTGTAAATACCAAAACCGTTACCTAAACCACCATCTCCATTAAATAAATAAAAACTATTTCCAAAACCACTAATTTCAGAAAGTGTTAAAGCGTTTTGAGATGAACCGCCTGATAGTGTTAATTTATTTGAAGCCGTACCATGTACATTTAATAAAGCTCCTGGCGAAGTCGTTCCGATTCCTACGTTGCCCCCATTAGGATTAAGCAATAAAGGATATTTTAATGAAAGGTCTGTTAGGTCAGTTGATTGTAACCACATTCCAGTACCTCCTGCACATCCAATATCTAAGATACCAGTTCCTGCAGCAGTTGAAAGCCTAACTCTATTACCTGCACTTTGTGTAGTTCCACTAGTTGCAGGTAAAGCAGCAGTAGCTCCATTAACGTGTAAGAATGTCGCTGGTGATGTTGTACCTATTGCGACTTGCGTTGCCGTAACACTACTAGAAAAAAATACATTTCTTGTACCTGTTGGTACACGCATAATTTGAGTGCTAGTATTATCAATAATTGCAAAGTCAGAATACGAACCTGTCCCTGCAGTTATTAAAGTTCCCCAAAATCCATTATTTGAAAAACTTCCATTTGAAACACTAAAACTTGCAGCCGTAACACTACTCGAAAACGTAGCGGCGCCTCCGTTTGCAACAGAAAATCTAGTAGTTCCGTCTTCTCTTAATTCGTAATTTGTTGTACCACTTCTATATCCTATCTCCCAAGATTTAGCCCCTACCGTAGAAATAAATCTAGGATAGTTCCCAGCTGACATATTAATAGTAACTGGATTACTAAAATTAGCTGCTCCTGAAGCAGTAAATCTTATTATTTCACCACTAGCTGACCTAATTACTAAATCGTCGCTTGATATTGCTCTACCAAAATACATATCAGTAGCAGAAACACCTTGGAAATTTATTCCATTGTAATTATTTGTAGAGCCTCCCCATCCTAAATATAATCCTGTACCACTACTTGGTGCAGAGGTTGAAGTAGCTCTTGCTGTCAATTGACCGCTAAAACTCGCACTTGTACCACTTAAAGCTCCCGTAAGAGTACCTCCGCCTATTGGTAGATACAATCCAGCGTGATTACCCCAGCCAAAAGCTGTATTCCAATTACTAGAATTGTTAGTTATCGAAGTTCCCCAAGCAGTGCCAGTAGAAACTACTATGCCCGCATCTGGATAAGTAAAGGAAAGACCTGTACTCACCGAGCCGTCCGCCATCAAATACTCAGATGAAGTACCATTAGCTTTAATAAATTGATTTGCAGTTATGGTGCTTTTGAAAAGTGAAGCGCCTAAGTGATTAACACTTATAATAGAAACTCCTCCTCTATCAACTCTGAAAGGAGTTCCAGTTGACCCAGAAGCAATGTTTACATACAAGCCATTTGCATCTGCTGCCGCTGTAGTATTTGTTACAGATAAAACATAACCAGAGCTTAAGCTATTAGTTAGTGAGCCTCCCGTTAAAGGTAGGTAATTATCTAGCGCACCAGTAGTGACAAATGACCTAACATCAACAGAGCCATCTGCTTTTAAGAATCCAGCTGAAGTTCCGTTAACTCTTATAAAAGAAGTAGCAGTTACACTACTAGAAAAACTAGCACTTGTTCCACCTAAAGCTCCAGTTAATGTGCCTCCTGCTAAAGGTAAATAAGGAGCTAAAGCAGCAGCTGTAATATATCCAGATGGGTTAGATGCTAAATAGTAAGATTCATCAACGTAGCTAATTGTTGTACCACTTATTTTAATAAATCCAGTACCAGAAGTAAATGCTGGTTGACCACCTAATCCCGCAATGGTATAATTAGGTATATTTAAAACGTTAGATGCTAAAGTAGCAGCACCACTGTTCCCTGTTGTTGTAAGAGAACTAATACGAGCTGAATATGCCGCATTCCAATTAACGGAATTATCATCTATTGAAGTAAGCCATCCGCCACCGCCAGATACTGCTATTCCAATTCCTGGATAATTAAATACATCGCCTTCACTTACAGAGCCGTCTGCCATTAAGAACTGCTCGGAAGTTCCTCCTCTTTTAATAAATGAAGTAGCAATCATGCTATTGCCAACACCCGCACTAATATTACCTGTTTCTTGTATTAATAATTTATAAGCTCCTGAAGTTTGATTTAAAATATAGAAATTACCTTCATCTATAAAAATCGTATAATCGGGATTGCTATCCGTATCTGTAAAATACAATCTTGGATTAGTTCCGCTAATATATATATTATCAGTAAATACAGGATTTAAGATATTTGCTTTTAATGCTAATTGTGTTGTAGTAGCATATGTTTCATTAACATAGCTAATAGTAGTCCCATCTATTCTAACAAATCCAGTACCAGAAGCAAAAGCGGGTTGTGGAGTGTATCCTAGAACTGTTGCAATGCTTTTATTTTTCCATAAACCAGTTGATGCTTCATAGAATAAGCCATCGTTGTTAGCTTTAGAAACAATTGATACATCGTGAATCTCATTTAGCTCAAAGCCATTCTGAACTTTAACAAATATTTCTCCATTATTAGATTGCACACGTGTTACAATACCAATAAATACTAGGTGTGCAGGAGCAGTTGGTTTATTGGCTAATCCGAAGATTAAGTTTCCGTTTGTACCTAACCAAACTGGGTCTCCAGCTGTAGCTGTAGACGTATCTAATCCAGAAAGTAATCCTTCTGTAACAACCTTTACAAGGTCATTTGTTGCGCCTCCAGTTTCTAGTAATCCTAGAGTTTTTGATGAAGTAGCTTCTGATGCATTTGATGCTGCAGAAACAATCATATTAGTCCCATCAGCACTTGACACATAAACAGCCTTACCCTTTGTTAAAGTAGCTCCAAGTTTAACCTCATGTTTTAATTGAGATGCAAAATTATCAATCCATTGAGTATTGTAATTAGTTGCATCAATCTTAGCCAAGATTTGACCAGCTGTACCGCCAGATGGTATAGTACCTGAAACTGTCCAACTTCTATTATCTGATAAATCCTGAGTTAATCCATTAATAGTTAACGTGCGAGCATTTGTTACAGGAGTAAATCCTAAAGCAGTCGTAACGTCCGAAGATGTTAATGTAATAGCACCCGTTCTTGTATTAAAGCTAGTTACACCTCCTTGATATATAGGGATATTCAGAGTTGAACCAACTAATGTTGCTGCGCCACTTGTACCTGTAGTAGTTAATGTTAATGTTCCCTGCTTAGCGTCTAAAGCCGATTGTAAGTCAGTTTGATTAGCTAATGTTCCAGAAATTGCCCCCCAAACAACTCCAACAGTAGGAGATACTTCTACGTAAACACTGCCTGTCCAACGATAGATTTTATTCGTATCTAACGTTACATAAATCTTTCCAGTCTCACCTGTTGCAGGTAATGCTGCTAGGTTAGCTGCCTCGATTACATCGTCAACATAAGAAGGAAGTTGCGTAGAAGGAACTTTACCTGTACTATCTAATCCAGCATATCCATTATTAACACCTTTGTTAGCTGCATTTTCAGGCGTATATCCTAAAGCAGTTGTAATCTGAGAAGATGTAATTCCTGTTAAATAAACAGATGTGTCAAGCTCCCAAGTATTAGCAGCTGTCTTTCTTAGTAAACCAATTGTTCCAGCTAATCCTGCAATAGCAGTTAAGTCGCCATCTAATGGTTGATAATTAGAAGCTGCAGAACCTGTTGTTAAGTAAGTATTTGAATCAATACTACCGTCTGCCTTTAAGAACTCAGAAGAAGTGCCGCCTGATTTAACAATAGCTGTGCCTTGAATAGTACCGTTAACATCTAATACTGTCGTAGGTGCTTTACCAATACCAATCATTCCGCCACTCTCCCTGATAATACTATCTCCAAGAGCATTAGCCGCCGTAAACTTAGGAATAGTACCAGTTGTTCCAGTACCAGTTAAAGATGTAGAAAAGTTAATTGTAAACGGCAACATCTGAGTTGCCTTATAGGTATAAGAACTTGCAGGGGGAAGCAATCCTAATAATTGGTCTAAAATAGCCTTAGACCCATCAAGTGTATTAGTTTCATAACGAGCAAGAATATGAGAGTACAAAGCTAATACTAAATCGTATTGCTCATTCATTATCTCATACTGACTAGGATTTGTTGACTTATATGCCTCAATCTGGTCTTTGTAGGTATTCATTAAAGCAACCAACTCGTCTTGAGTAGGAGCTTCTCTTACATCAAATGTTTCTTGCAATAAATCTGTATAAGCAACAGTCAGCCAGGACTTAGAAGTGTGCGTATAAGCCACCGAAATATCAGAGTTGACAAGATATATACCCTCGTAGTATTTCGTTAAGTGAGAGGGCGTTAAAATGTCTCCTACACTAGTCTTTGTAATTACTCCTACCTCACTTGTTGAAGGAGTTGCTGTATAAAAGTTTCTAGTTAAAACTCCTGTAAAACTACCTGAAGTTTCATAAGCAGTTAAGTCCTTAAACTGAACCTCTGGCAAAACAACATCTGAATCATTAATAATTGCCTTAGCAGGTTTCTCCCAGTTAAAATCAAACGTTTCCGTTTTATTATATTCGTTTAAAGACGTATCTAAAGCAACATAATTAATTATATATGTCCCTGTTAAAACAGTATTATCAACATCTGTTATTAAAGATATACTTGTATTCCCTCCAGGAGCAGTAATCTCAGGGGATGAAAAGTCTGTGTTTGATACCACAGAGCCATCTGGGAACGTAACTATAAAGTTACCTTTTGATAAGGTAAACCCTGTCGATGTATCTGTTAAACGCAAAACCCTAGTCGAGGTCTTTTCGTTTACAATAAATTGTGCTGAAAAATTTATAGCCATATTGAGCCTAGGATAATTTGTTCAAATATACAATAAATAAAATTGCTATAAAAAAGAAAAGCGTTACAATATGTAACGCCTTCTTATTAACCCAACCAAACAAATCAATCCTGTAATCGGATTTAGCCTACACGGCTCTTGATGGCTTCTAGCTCATCTGGATTTGTTTCTAATAAATGGTCGGCTAATTCCTTAAAGTAATTCTTGTCCTTACCTTTAACGTAAGTAAAGATTACCTTTCCTGTTTCAACCCATTTAAAGCACGATGCATTCACATCATTCTTAATAATGTTCTTTTTAACAGCGTCCTTTAACGCAGTCTCATTCACTAAAGAAGCTCTTTCAACAACTTCTAAGAACTCTTCTGGATAATCTCCAGCATAATCCTCTAACTCATTACGCAATTCATCATTACTTTCAGCGTCAATACCAAGCGCCAAAGCAACCTCTCTTGCCTTAGTGTCATCTAAATCTAACGCTAAGTTAACTGCTTTTACGATTAATTTACGCAAGTTTCTTTCAGTCTTAGCTTCTTTCTGCGCATCAATACGAGAAAATAATGCTTCGTAGTCATTTGCATTTCTATCAGGGTTTGATTCGTTATAATTACATAACTCTACATACTGATAGATTTTCTGATGCAAAGGGTTATTACCATTTAAAAATAGGTAACCCATATTTGATGCATTAAAAATAATGTTAATAAATATAGCATTGCCCTCTAAGTCTGTACGCTCAATGGCTGCAATATTAACAAACTCTCCTGTACCTTTGTCTAAAATAGTGTCAGTTGAACGAATCTGTAATGCAGATGGCATTAAAAACTTTCCTGCATTATCAGGGTCAGGGCGAACATTGATTACTCTGTAAATAGCTCTTTCGTCTGGCTTGAGCTTTCTAATCATCTTCTCTGATAGAAGATTAAAATCGGATGCTTTCATTTTATTATTGTTTGGTTTTATAATTTACTCCTTCAAAGGTAGCTCCTTTGGATAAATTATCCAAGCACCATAAAGGTTGCAGGTTGGTGTAGTGGCAAAGCGCTATTAGCTCCTCTTCTGTTTTAGCAGATGCCAGTGGCTGAATATGGTCGACGTGTATTTCTCCAGCAACAAATGCTTCCCAAGTCATACCATCTTTAAATTGAGATACAAAATGCTCTTTAACGACTTCCCAATCTGCGCCTAAGATGGTGTGTGTATTAAATCTTTTATCTTGCTTTAGCCTATAAAAGGCTCCCTTTGTTAGCATCCTTATTCTTTCTTTGAATTGACGCAATGGAGTTGAATTTATTAATTGTTTCTTTTTTTGCGATAGAATTGCCGAATGCTTCCTCTGATATATTCTGTTTCTTTCCTTTGATTTTTCAAGATTATTTTCTCTGTAAGCTTTAAACCTTTCAGCTATTTTTTGCTTATTATTTGCAGCATATTCTTTGCGCTTCAATAGAATCTCCTCTCGTTTCTTAAGGTAGTATTCTTTTTTTTGAGCCAACTTTTTTTCTTTTAATTTTTCGTAAGATTTTTTATCTGACTCAAGTTTTTTGTCAGGATTTGCTTTTATGTATTCAGCATTTTTCTTTCGGCAGCATTCCTTACAAGATGCTCGGCGTCCATCTTTTTTGTTTCCTTTTTCAAATGTAAAATCTTCAAGAATTTTTTCTTGTTTACAAATTGTGCATACTTTATTCATCTCTTTATTGTTTGTTACAAAACAAAGATAGAGAGAAAAATTTATAGTTGCAAATTATTTAAAACAAAAAAGGGAAGAATTTCTTCCTCCCTTTTAAGCCAAACATTAAGCGAAATTATACTGAATATTTCACAAAGTGCTCATTTCCAACGGTTTCCAGTCCCTCAATACTTGAATAAACAACATCAAGTGTATCAGTATCTGAAGTAGGTGTTGGGGCAAGTCCTCCTAAGAGCTTTTCACGGAACCTCGAGTTAACGCCATCTGGCATCTCTAAGTAACGCATCATCATACGGTCTACTTGACCACCACCTTGCTCAACCTTAATCTTTCCAGCAGGAACTAAGTAAGCCTCTTTAGAGAATACTGTAGCACCACCTACTGAAGTGATTTGTGGGTGAGATAAAGCGTTAAGACGCTTCTTGTGGAAAGTACGTCCGTAAGCAGCGATAGAGTTAACGCCTAAAGCGATAGCAACATCTTTCTTGCCATTGAATGAACCATAGTTGATTGCTCCGTTAACGAATTGAGTAGCAGCTGTGATAGTTGTATCAAAAGCGTTATCGAAATCAGCACCAGCCCATAATAAATACTCAGAAGGGCAACGGTTAGCATCCATCAAACGAGATAATGCAGATAAGTCAGCTAATCCAACTGTGTTTGCAGTTCCTGTAGAAGAAGAAATACCACCTGCGTTAACAATAGTATCGCGTAAACCACGAGTTGTATTGATAGCGTTACCAGCAGCATCAGTTAAACCTGCAGACTCACGACCGAATAATACTGAATAAAGAATATCCATAC